AACCGAGGTTCAATGGCTTGTTGACAAAACAGAAAAGTTCTGCCAAGAAAAAGCCATCTACAATGCAGTATTGGGGTCTATTTCAATTCTCGATGGTAAAGATAAAAATCACGACAAAGGTCAGATTCCCAAGATATTATCGGACGCCTTGGCCGTTTCGTTTGACAACTCCGTAGGACATGATTATTTACAGGACTCAGATGCTCGATATGAATTCTATCACAGAAAAGAAGAAAGAATCCCCTTTGACCTTGACTACTTCAACAGAATCACCAAAGGTGGTTTGCCGGCTAAAACACTTAATATTGCTTTGGCGGGGACTGGTGTTGGTAAATCTCTTTTTATGTGTCATGTGGCTGCTTCGTGTATGGTTCAGGGTAAAAATGTTCTTTACATCACTTTGGAAATGAGTGAAGAAAAGATTGCAGAAAGAATTGATGCCAATCTATTGAATGTAACCATTGATGATTTGATGGAATTACCTAAAGACATATATGATAAAAAAGTTACCCGTGTCCGTGAGAAAACAACTGGCAAACTAATCATTAAAGAATACCCAACGGCATCGGCTTCAACTATTCACTTTCGAACACTATTAAATGAACTTAATCTTAAACGTTCTTTTGTACCTGATATTATCTTTGTTGATTATCTTAATATCTGTTGCTCTGCTCGTATTAAAGCTGGTGCAAATATTAATTCGTACACCTACGTTAAAGCAATTGCAGAAGAACTACGAGGTCTCGCTGTTGAGTATAATGTTCCTATTGTATCTGCGACACAGACTACAAGATCAGGATTTACATCGAGTGATCCAGGACTTGAAGATACGAGTGAGTCGTTCGGACTTCCCGCCACCGCAGACTTGATGTTTGCTTTGATTTCTTCTGAAGAACTAGAAGAACTTGGTCAAATCATGGTCAAACAATTGAAGAATCGATATAACGATCCTACATTGTATAAACGATTCACACTTGGTGTTGATAGAGCAAAAATGAAACTATATGATGTTGAACAGGCTGCACAACATGGATTGGCTGATGCGGGCCACGATAAACCTTTGAATACATTTGGTACTCGTGAGCAACAACCTAAAAAGAAATTTGAAAATTTTAAAATATGATATTGAGTAGAGACCAAGCACTTCATTGTGCCAAAGTGTTTGATGATTACTTTAGTACAATTGGAAGTACCGAAGAATACATGCGTGATGAGAAACTGAAGAATGTGGCTGATATGCCATCTTCTTTATTTCCAATTGAAGATGATTTGTTCTCTGATTTCTCTATGCATCCAAAAGATATGGGTATTGAAGTATGTGAAATACCAAATGATGTTTGGGAACCATTACTTGCCATTACCAGTTCACATATTAATAAAGCACCAGTTGGCAAAAATGTACAATTGGCAGTCAAAGAAAAGAACTCAGGAAAGATTCTAGGATTCATTCGTTTAGGTTCACCAGTCATCTATATGAAACCTCGTAATGACTACCTAGGACAAGTTTGGATTCAAAATGAAGATACTGCCAAGCGCTTTAATGATGCTTGTATTATGGGATTCGTAATTGTACCATCACAACCTTTTGGTTTTAATTACTTAGGTGGTAAACTTCTCTCTGCCATCTGTACCAGCCATACTGTAAGAGAAATCTGTAATAAAAAATATGGTATGAATCTTTGTTTGTTTGAAACCACCAGTTTGTATGGTAGTACCAAATCAGTATCACAATATGATGGCATGAAACCTTACATTCGATTCAAAGGTTTAACAGAATCCGATATCGTGCCAATGATGCACGGTCAAAGATATATAGATTTAAAAGACTATGTAGAAAATATTACTGGAGATTTATTGGGTGGTGATACTTCAACCACTAGTAGAAAGATGAGAACATTCACTAAGATTATTGCTCTCACTAAAGCTGCTTTAAAAGGATCTCCTGAGGGACAGGCATTCTCTTTAACGATTGAGAACGCCAAAAAGTTGACAGAAAAAAAACGGTATTATATTTCTGATTATGGGTTTAAGAATACAGTAGATTACATGAACTGTAAAACTGATAAACTTTTACCTGGTGAAAATTATGCCAAATATGAATTGTCAAATGTAATTGAGTGGTGGCGGACCAAAGCTATAAATAGATATGAAACCCTCAAATCAGAGGGTAGATTAAGAACAGAATTAGAAATCTGGACTTCAGGTAAAAACATTCAAATTATAAGATAAAATGGCCATTGATAAAACAGCAAAACAAGAATCGGCACAAGCACTATTTTGTGCTTTGGCTGATTATCTTGGTGCAGGCAAAGTTGATGATGTATTTGATTTGGATAAATTTCCAACTTATTTGTCTTTTAAAAAATATTGGGATGAAAATTATCCTCAAGCTAAAATTGATACTACTTTTAAAACCCATGTTGATGCTGATGCAAATTTAAATTCAGTTGAACAAATATTGACTGGTGTAGATGTTGCAAAGACTAAAGAAAAAGATGATTGGTACAAATCGTCAGTTTTAATTGCAAAAACTCTTATAAAAGATATTCATAAAATTAGTAGAGAGTTTTCTTCCATAAAACAACCTTCATGGTCATCAATTTTTTATGTGCGGGGCGATAAAACTGTTATGGAAAACATTGCTGTATTATACAGAAGGGCCAATGAAGTTCAAAAAGATTTAATAAGTGAAGGATCTGGTGGCATAGCGTTTTCAAATATTAATAAATGGTCTCCTGCAGATATATATTTTGCTTCTCCTGTAGCCAAAAAAGAAATTACAGAAGAAGTACAAAGTAGAAAAAAATTAACTTTTGTTGTTTTAAATAAAATGATTAGTAGAATGATATCAGAAGGAGAGTTACTACCATTATCATTAAAAAAACAAACTAAAAAAGTTAAAATTGAAAAAGTTAATTTTAACAGGCCATTAGAAATGAAAAGATTGAGTAATATTAAATATGGCGGAACGAATGATTGGCGTCCTTATAGTAAACCAAAACCTGGTGAAAGAAAAATTGCAAGATATTTTACCATTTATTTAAATGAAAATAAAACTGAAGAAATATCCTTCAGACATGATCCATCAGGTTCAGGAAGTCTTAAAGGGATTATTAAAATTGCAGGAATGGAGGCATTAGGAGGCAGTTTGGCTCAAGGACCTCTTGTTGGCCTATTTAATATTGTAGATCCCACATTCTCTAAAACAATTGATAAAATAATAGATGATTCTCTAAAACAATTTAGAAAAGATAAAAAATTTTATAGAGAACAATATGATAAAAAATTAATGAGCCGAGCTGATTATGATTTTGAAGTTGGTGCAATAAGTGGTTTTGATGTATCGAATAATGTTGTGCCTCCTATTATTGGATGGTTAAAAAATAAAAAACGTGCAGATGAGTTTGTTCGTATTGTTTATCAATATGCAACTGCTCGTTCTCAAGAATCTTCAAAATTTGTAATTGCAAAATAAGGTAAATTATGCCATTAATAGATTTCGATAAACTCGCACAAGAATTTGATATAGAAGATGACTTTGGTTTTTCTGCCGTATCGGAAGAAGAATACAATTCTGTTATCAATAAAACGGCCGAGACCGCAGAAGATTATAAAGTTCGATTGAAAGAAGTGGAGAAAATGATTGTTCCTTTTCTCACCAAACTACATTCAACCGGAGATAAAGAATACATATATTGGCCAAATAGAAAACCGGCTATCGAAAAACAAATAGAGAAAATATTAAAACTGACTAGAGGTTAAATTATGAGTGCAACGGTGATTATACCAACTACTGGAGCTCCAGAGGTTCGTAATGCTATCGATTCTGTATTAAATCAATCTTACACCACACAATGTTATGTCATTGTTGATGGTGAAGAAAATTATAATAGAGCAAAAAATATTATTGATGATTATACACATGATGAACGTTTTCGTGTTTGTTATTTGCCAATCAATGTCGGTGCCAAAGGATTCTATGGCCACCGTGTCTATGCAGCCTTCACACACTTAATCGATACAGACTACGTTATGTGGCTTGACCAAGATAATTGGTTGTATCAAAGCCACGTTGCTAAATGTATTGAAACAATACAAAAACGAAATCTTGATTGGTGTTATTCCTTACGACAAATATATAATAAAGAAGGCAAGTTTGTTTGTTTTGATGATTGTGAATCGTTGGGTAAATGGCAGACATATCATGGCATTCATCACATAGATACAAATTCATATTGTGTTAAAACAGAAGTAGCAATTAGATTGGCATCTGCTTGGCATGGTGGCTGGGGCCAAGATAGAGTTTTTCTTTCAGCCATATCTCAACATTTTCCTAAATGGGATTGTACGAATGAATATACTACTTGTTATCGAGTAGATGGTGGCAAAGGTTCTGTTAATGCAGAATTCTTTATTAATGGTAATGAAGTAATGAATAAAAAATATAATGGAGATTTCCCATGGCGAAAAAAGACTTAATCATTGGCGCATTTACAGGTTACATTTATAATCAATTAAAACCTTGGGTTGAATCGGCCTTATCTGTTAATAATTCAAATTTTGAAATTATTATGGTCGCTGGTAACACAACAAAAGAAACAATAGAGATATTACAACAAAAAGGTATTCAAGTTGTAAATATGGAAGCTCCTTCAAATTTACCTCCACATTTACCTCGTTGGATTGCAGTTTACGACTTCTTAAAAAAACACGGACACAAATACAAAAATGTAGTTATGACCGATTTAAAAGATGTTTATTTTCAAAAAAATCCTTTTGATTGGTTAAATAAAAACCTTGGAGATAAAAAAATTGTAACAGTATCCGAATCTTTAATATATAAAGATGAGGCCTGGGGTAATCAAAATTTAATGGACACATTTGGATCTTATGTTCATGAAAATTTTAAAAATAATGAAATTTATTGTGTTGGTGTTTTGGCTGGAGTTCCAGAATATCTAGCAGATTTATTTTTACATAATTATTTACTAGCACTAAGAGTTCCTGCAGCTTTAGACCAAGGAACATTTAATTTATTAATGCAAACTCATCCATATAAAGATGTTGTATTGTATTCAAAACAAAAAGAAGGTTTTGCTTGTCATGCTGGCACAACTGCCGATCCTAGAAAAATGGCCAATTTTAGGCCCAATCTTTTGGAACCAGAACCAATCTTTAAAGATGGTATAGTATACACATCAACTGGTGAACCATTTTGTATTGTTCACCAATATGATAGGGTTCCAGAATGGAAAAAACACATTCACAAATTGTATGGTCTACCAACAGAAGAAGAATATTTTATTTACAGGACTTAAATAATGGCTAAAAAGATTATGATTACCGGTGGCGCAGGATTTATTGGTCATCATGTTGTTTCTTATTTTCTTAAAAATACGGACTATGACATTGTTTGTTTGGATAGATTAGATTTTTCTGGAGATTTGAATCGGTTAAGTCAAATTTTAAAAGATATTGAACCAGAAACTAAAAAACGAGTTAGAGTGGTGCATCATGACTTAAAAGCAGAATTTAATAATTATATTATTGACAAATTAGGTGATGTTAATATTATTTTACACATGGCAGCTTCTTCTCATGTAACAAGATCAATCAAATTCCCTGTTGAATTTATCAATGATAATGTTATTGGTACAACCAATGTTTTGGAATATGCCAGAAAACTAAAAAATCTTGAAAGAATGATTTATTTCTCAACAGATGAAGTTTTTGGTCCGGCAGTTGATGATACTCCATTCACAGAATGGGACAGATTCAATGCTTGTAATCCATATTCAGCATCTAAGGCTGCAGCAGAAGAAATCTGTGTTGCCTACGAGAACACCTACAACCTACCAATCTATATCACACACACCATGAACGTTTACGGTGAAAGACAGAGTGATGAGAAATATATTCCCATGATTACCAAAAAAATCAACAATGATGAAACAGTAATTATTCATCAAGATAGTAAAACCGGTAAGATTGGTAGTCGTTGTTACCTACACGCTTTAGATGTTGCTGATGCTTTGTTGTTTCTGTTGAATCTTAAAGATGTTAAGAAACTAGAAAGTCACCGTGGTGGTAAATGTAATAAATTCAATATCTCTAGTAGTGATGAATTGAATAATTTAGAAGTAGCTCATATGGTTGCCAAAGCGTTAGGCAAAGAGTTAAAATATGAACTTGTTGATCCAAATATTGATAGACCTGGCCATGATTTTAGATATCTTATTTCTGGTGACTATCTACGTTCTTTGGGTTGGGTTAAAAAAATTGATGCTGAAGAAGGCATTTTTAATGTGGTGAAAAATACAATATGAACGATATAACAATAGTAACAGCATTCTTTGACATCGGTCGAGGAACATGGACACCAGATAAAGGTTTACCTCATTATTTACTAAGAACAACAGATACGTATTTCGACAGGTTTGCCAACATGGCCAACCTTGATAATACTATTGTTGTTTACACATCTGAAGATTTGGCTGAAAAAGTATGGAAAATTCGAAAAGAAAAAGAACATAAAACAGTTGTTATAACTGTCGATTTTGAAGATCAATTTATTGAACAACGAGATTCAATTCGTAAAGTACAAAATAATCCTGAGTATCTTGCCAAAATAAATCCAAGTCAAATTAAAAATCCAGAATATTGGTCGGCGGACTATGTTCTCGTTAATATGTTAAAATCACATTTCGTCAATCATGCAATTGGTGCCGGTGTTGTTGATACAGATTTGGTGGCATGGTTGGACTTTGGTTACTGCCGTGAAGCATCTACTTTAAATGGTGTTGAGTTATGGCAATATCCATTTGATAAAGATAAAATTCATTTCTTCAACATTAAAAATTTCAATCCAGAAACAAGCATAACTAGTATTATAGCAAACAATGATGTGCATGTTACTGGTCCATGTATTGTTGCTAGTCAAAAAATGTGGCCTGAACTTGAACGATTAGTTGAAGAAAGTTTTAAAGAATTAATATCGAAAGATTTGATTGATGATGACCAAACATTGTTATTGATGTCCTCATTGAAAGAACCCGAGAAATTTGAATTACATCCAATCTCAGCTGACGATTGGTTTATTGCTTTTAGGAAATATAATGAGAATCTATCTTAACGGAACTGCCAATCTTGGCGACTTTTTAAATGGTTTACCTGTCATGTCCGGTATTAGTAAGTCGTATGGCAAATTTGAATTAACAATTAAAAAAGAAATGCGTAAGTTCAAAGGCATTAAAGAATTCTTAATGTATCAGGACCTATTTACTGATGTTTTATTTGATGATGAAATATTCATGTACGGAGATATCATTCGAATGAGTTCTTGGCCAATTCGTGAAGATAAAAATGATCCATATCGACCAACTGAAACCTGCCGTTATGAAAATTACATGAAAGATAATTACGGCATGGAGTTTGAAGTTGATGATGAATTTGTAGTAAAAACACCAGAATATGATATTGAAGTTAAAGACACATACTATGTTGGTGATAGATGGTCAGTAGGTGATATTGATGACCGCAGAGAAACTCATATACTATCACACTTAAAAGATTATGAGTTTATTGATTACGATAGACCTATGTTGGAGAATGCTTATATTCTCAAAAATCTAAAGAAACCATTTATTACAAACTTTACTGGTATTGGTATGTTGGCCGATTTGTGTGATATCGATTTATACTGTGTATGGAAAGCAGAAGATTGGAAACCAGAGTTTAGAGTTGGCGATAATGATGTATCTTGGGACAATGGTAAAAACATTCAACAAGTATTCGAAAAACATTTCTATCAAGCAGCTCTTGCCAATTTAGTCCACGCAAAAGATTTGGAAAGATATTTAAAATGAATCTAGTATCTAAAGACACAGCAATTCTTATTACTGCTTATACTGGTGGTAATGATCCTGAGTACCATAGTTGTGGTGACAATGAAGCAGTAATGCGTAAACGAATGATGACCAAAACATTGGTGAAGTATTTAAAAGATTCTGGTTATTATATTTGCTTGTCAGCACACTCAACATTGGATGAAGAAACTCAGAATATGTGCCATTCATTTATCTATGATTCTGATAATCGTTGGCAGATTGATGGAGTACCCAATAGACCAAATCATGGTGTTGCTGAAATGTCAGCAATCCAAAACGGATTAAATGTGTTGAGTAGATATGGTTTTAAGAATGTATTAAAACTTTGTTACGACCAACATCCAGATTTGGATTATCCAAAATTAATTAAAAAATATGAATCGTTAAATAAAAAACTTGTAACACTACAAGATTCGTGTGCTGTTGGTACTTTATGTTTTTTTGCTGATATTCAATTTGTCAAAGAAACATTCTCAATGTCTGAAATATGGAGATGTGAAGGTGCTGTTGAGGTGGCATGGCTTAATTCAATACGTGATAAAGGTTTATCAGATCAAATATATCCCTATTCAACATATGAAGAAATGTTAGAATTACCAATGGGATCGATCCACCATTTTTCTTCTATGCAAGGAAATACATTATATGACTACAATTATTAATATTGAACCAGGAACTTTTGGTACTATTCGCAATGGTGATATGATTGGTGTCGCCAATGTGGTAGAACATCTAAGAAAAATCAATAACAATCCCACAATACAGTTTCATCTAAAACCAGGAAATATTAGTCCTGATATACATTGTCAAACATTCTATGAGATAATGTTGAAGATGACTAACTATTTCTCTAAAGAAGAAGGTACAGAAACTTTACCTTGGAGAAAAGTTAATATTTGGGATTTCAGAGATATTTCTGGTGATTTAGTTAAGATTTCAAATGATGCATCAATGGAAAAAAAGATTGCAATTTTTCCACTTTTTGATGCGCCATATAATTTGTGGAGAAACTGGCCAATAAATTTATTGCCATACTTGATTGATAAATTCAACACCGAAGAATATAAAGATTACGAAAAAATAATTTGCAAAAAAGGTGCACCTACTGAAAAGTGTCCGTTTGAAGGTTGGCGGTATTCTACCAATTTTGTGCAAAATTATTACCATATTACCACAGCCGAAATCTTTGTGGGTGGAGATACCGGTTCAAGCCATTTTGCATGGGCGCTTGACAAAGGGCCTAAACAATTGTTATACTATGGTTCTAGCAGAGGTTTAATTCATACGTTGCCATTCTATCTTCTACAAGGCAAAGGTAAAATGTCAACCTATTGGCTAGATTGTGAAGGAACGACATGGCAATAAGCATAACTTGTATTGATACATTAAATTATACACCTACAATTACAGCATTAAAGAAAACCATTGAAACTCTTGGTGATAAAATAACAAAAGTATATTGGTTTTCTGATATTGATTTTCCTGATACAATAGATGTGCCTGTCACCTGGATTAAAGTTGATCCTATTAAAGTTTATAATGAAGATTACAGCCACATCACTTTAAAGATGTGTCCTGAAGTTTGTATAGAAGAACACAATTTGATTATTCATCCAGATGGCTTTGCGGTAAATCGTGAGGCATGGACGGATGAATTCTTAGAATACGATTATATTGGTGCTTGTTGGCAAGATGGTACTGTAGGTAATGGCGGTTTCTGTTTGCGTTCTCGTAAATTATATGACGCATTCATTTCTATTGGTGTAAAAAATTCTACAAATGATTACCAAGATTATATGAATGATTCTTTTTATTATGTGATAACCGAATCTGGTGAAAAGTTTATACCTGAAGATAATATTATCTGTAAAGTACATAGAGAGAAATTAGAAAAAGAATATGACATCAAATTTGCTCCTCTTTATATTGCAAACCGATTTAGTATAGAACACAATTATAGTTCTGTATGGTTAGGTAAAAGTTTAGGATTTCATGGCAAACATGGTGTTGCTGATTATTACGGAGTTAAATTATGAGTAAGAATATATTGATTACCGGTGGTGCAGGGTTTATTGCTCATCATGTTATTGACAAGATGTTGGATGAAACTGATTGGAACATTATTTGTTTGGATCGTTTGGATATTTCAGGTAACTTAAATCGTTTACATGATATGTTACGAGACCATGATCCAGCCAAAGTCAGTAAGCGTATGCGTATTGTGTTTCATGACCTCAAAGCAGAACTCAACGAAATGATTGTTAAGGACATTGGTCCTATCGATATTGTTTTACACTTGGCTGCCGGCAGCCATGTAGACCGAAGCATTGAATATCCCCTAGAATTTGTACAAGATAATACTGTTGGTACAGTCAATATGCTTGAGTATGCTCGTAAGCATCTACCTAACTTAGAACGATTTGTATATTTCTCAACAGATGAAATCTTTGGTGTGGCACCTCCCGGTGTTTCATACAAAGAATATGACCGATATAATTCCACAAATCCGTATTCAGCAAGTAAGGCCGCAGCAGAAGAATTTTGTGTTGCCTATGAAAATACTTATAAGATGCCTATCGTTGTAACCCACACAATGAATGTATTTGGTGAACGTCAACATCCAGAAAAATTTATTCCAATGTGTATTCAACGTGCTCGTGATGGTGAGAAAGTGTATATTCATGCCAATGCTGATTGTACCGAGGCAGGTACTCGTATGTACATTCATGCTAAAGATGTGGCGGAAGGTTTAATGTTTATCCTTAATAATCTGCCTAAAGATTACAAACATACTAGTGATTATGGATGGGCTCATTGTCCTAAATTCAATCTTGTTGGTACAGAAGAAATCGATAACTTAACTTTGGCCAAGATGATTGCTACAGCACAAGGCAAAGAACTTGTGTATGAAATGGTTGATTTTCATGGTAGCAGACCTGGCCACGATTTACGATATGCACTCGATGGTGGTTTATTAAAATCCTTAGGTTGGGAACCAAAGATTAAATTGAGTGAACGAATTAAAGAAATGACATTGTGGACATTAGAAAATAAAAGGTGGTTAAAATGATTAAATCGGTAGGAAAACATACTTATGGAACAGACACTTATACAACAACTGTAAGACAATTTACATCCTACGCTGATCCAACAACACCAGTTGTGCATATTGGTGCTTTTACTGGAATAGGCCTTGGTTGTAGATTTTTTCCGTCAGAAGGTGTTGCGCATAATCCCAAATCTTGTACAAATTATGCATTTGGAAATTTAGCCGCAAGAAATGAAATATTTAATAACTTTCCAATTTTACCAAAAGTTCAAACTAAAGGAGATATTAATGTTGGTTCTGACGTTTGGTTTGGAGAATCTGTTACTGTTATGTCTGGTGTTACTGTTGGCCATGGTGCCGTAGTTGCAACAAACTCTCATGTGTTTAAAGATGTTGAACCCTATTCTATCGTTGGTGGTAATCCGGCAAAATTTATTAAATATCGTTTTGAGAAAGAAATAATTGATGCACTATTAGAAATGAAATGGTGGGATTTGCCTGATGCAACCATTAATAAAATTTTACCATTACTACAATTAGAACCCACAATGGATATCATTAATCAAATGAATCAAATTATCAGGAATGAAAACTAATGGCTTCACTAGGCATCTATCATTGGAATAAAGATAACAGATCGGGGCTAGAAGCCTCGATTGCTTCATTCCGTAAATATCATCCAAATGCACCATACTTTGTTGCCTGTGATGCCGCTGGTGGTTCTCAATACGATGTATGCAAAAAGTATAATGTGAACTATCTGCATGCAGACTTTGATTTAGGTTATCCTTCACCACATTGGGGTTTCGATAAATTTAGAGTATATAACTTTATGAAACGAATGATGTTGGCTGCCATCTGTATGGGTACAACACATTTTATTATATCAGAAGATGATGTAATTTGTTTGAATGAAATTCAATTTGATCCTAATTGGGATATTGCATCTTACAATATCACCGATGGCAATTATATCAATCAAGAAGTTTTAGATATATGTGAAACAATTTCTGGTGTTAAACCTGACAGAACACAATATGGTGCTGGTGCTGGTACAATTATGAAAACAAGTACCTTTATTCAAAATTTCTATAGATTTGTTGAATTCTTAGATAGAGATTTTGATAGACTGCACAAGAATCAACCACAGTTGGGATGGAACGATTGCTTCCTACAAGTATACTTCTTCCTTGCTGGTGCTAAATATAATGTCAATCCGAGATTGCACAATATTTGGCCAGAGAATCCAAATTTGGATTTAAATGAAATGAAGAAACATTACGATATGGTTCACAATTATAAGAATTTTTATGAGGGTAGATAATGGATTTAACTGAAATTAAAAAATGTTTAGCATGTGATAGTGGTGATTTAATACCTGTATTAGATTTAAATGACCAGCCTTTGGCCAACTCTTATAAAAAAAGTAAAGATGAACCAGAGGCATCATATCCATTAAAAATTAATCGGTGTGAACAATGTTATCATGTTCAATTGACTCATGCTGTTAATCCTGATTTAATCTATAAGAACTATCTATATGTAAGTGGAACGACCAAAACATATGTTGATTATATGGACTGGTATGCTGATTTTGTTTGTGAACAATTCAATGTATTCCCACAATCAGTTTTGGATATTGGATGCAATGATGGTTCACAGTTAGATAAATTTAAAAAACGTGGATTAGAAACTTATGGAGTTGATCCGGCAGAAAATCTCTTTGAATTATCTTCAAAGAATCATAATGTGACTTGTAGTTACTTTGATGATAAGTATTCTCAGCCAGTAGATATCATAACAATTCAAAATGCTTTTGCACACAATCCAAATCCATTAGAACTCTTAAAGAACTGTAAGAAGAATTTAAATATTGATGGTCTAATCTTTATTCAAACCTCACAGGCAGATATGATATTGAATGATGAATTCGATACTATTTACCATGAACATATATCATTCTATAATATCAAATCAATGATGTTTCTGTGTAATAGAGCAGGTTTAAATTTGATTAATGTTATTAAAACACCGATTCACGGAACAAGTTATATCTTTGTTATTAGTGCAGATACTTCATCACCAGCAAATATTAAAAATCTAATTGATATCGAAACCAATGCAGGCTTATATAACAAAGAAACATATCTACAATATTCTAAAAACTGTGTTGAACTAGTTGAAAAATTTAAACAGGTTGTGGAAGAATACCGAACAAATGGTTACAAAATCGTGGGTTACGGAGCGCCAGCCAAAGGCAATACATTCCTAAACTTTGCCAAAGTACCACTTGATATGATTATTGATGACAATCCAATGAAGCAAGGCCTCTATACACCAGGTTCTTCTATTGGTATAGTTGGCTCGGAAGTATTGAAATCCTTTGAAGAACATGATAGAATATTGTTTATACCTTTGGCTTGGAACTTTTTTAAAGAAATTAGAGAACGAATAATCAAACAAAGAAATAATTTTAATGATGTATTTTTAGATATGAAAAGGTTGTAAGATGATAACGGATCAATTAATTGCTGTCTTGTCCAAAGAAAGACCAAGTTACGCCAAAAATTATGACAACTATAATCACGGTGATTTCGTACAGTATTCTGGCCAGTTATGGGACGAAAAAGAAATGTATGCCGCCATTGATACACTTGTCAATGGTAAATGGATTACATCAGGCGAAAAGGTAGCACAATTTCAAATTCATTTCAGTAAACGATTTGGTGTTAAACATGCACACATGGTAAACTCTGGTTCATCTGCCAATCTAGTAATGATTACTGCACTAAAGAAACACATGAATTGGCAAGATGGTGATGAAGTAATTGTTTCGCCTGTAGGTTTTCCAACAACAATTGCACCACTAGTTCAAAATAATCTAAAGCCTGTATTCATTGATATTGAATTAGAAACTCTTAATTTTGATTTAAACAAGCTTGTAGAAAAGATTACACCAAAAACCAAAGCAATTTTTGTATCTCCTGTTCTTGGTAATCCTCCTGATATGGACATACTACAAGACATTTGCACCAAACACGGCATTCTTTTAATTGGTGATAACTGTGATTCGTTAGGAACAAATTATAATGGTAAATTGATTACAGAATATTACTATTGCTGGTCAACATCATTCTATCCCGCTCATCACATTTCAACTGGCGAAGGTGGTATGATTTGTTGTGATGATGACAATCTTATTAATCTAGTAAGAAGTGTTTCGTGGTGGGGTCGTGATTGTTATTGTGTTGGTTCAAATAATATGCTTGAATGTGGTACTTGTGGTAAACGATTTGATAATTGGCTACCTAATTATGATGGTGTGATTGACCACAAATATTTGTTTACGACAATGGGTTACAATCTCAAACCACTAGACTTACAAGGTGCAATTGGATTGGAACAGTTAAAGAAGTTTGAATATATTGATGAGAAACGCCGTGAATATAAGAAAACAATTCAGAAATTCTTAGAAGATAACATCAAAGAGATTCGTGTTATCAATCCTTTACCTAAAGCCGACCCATCTTGGTTTGGTGTACCAATCTACTGTGAATCACAAGATGTGAAAGAATTCTTGGTGCAACATTTTGAATCAAATAAAATTCAAACAAGAAATTATTTTAGTGGTAATATTCTGTTGCATCCTGGGTATAAACACTTAGATAATTACAAAGATTATCCCAATTCAAACTTGGCTCTCAGTAATGTATTTTTCTTAGGTTGTTCGCCTCTCTACAACGAGAAAGTTTTGGCATATATTGAAGATGTGTGTAAAAAATGGAACGCTTGATTAATGTTCTAGGCGGTAGCGGCTTTGTTGGTAGTCGTTACCGTGAACTTACAGAAAATGTGGTAATCAATGCCAAATATGATTACGAAGTAAAAGATAACTGTGAAGTGGTATACTTCATTTCGACTGTGGACAACTACAATGTCCATACTAATCCATATATTGACATAGAAACGAACCTAACGACTTTGGTTCGCACATTAGAGTCCTGTAAGGACAAGAATGTAACTTTTAATTTCATTAGTTCCTGGTTCGTTTATGGAGATGTAAAACTACCAGCTAAAGAAGATTCTTACTGTAACCCTAAAGGATTCTACTCAATCACCAAACGTACCGCTGAACAATTACTCATTTCATATTGTGAAACATTCAATATTAAATACCGAATTCTTAGGCTGGCCAATGTGCTAGGTAAAAGTGATGGTAAAGTATCTAAGAAAAAGAATGCTTTACAGTATATGATTAATCAAGTGGTCAACAATGAAAACATAGATTTATATGAAGGTGGCATTTTTTACCGTGATTACATTCATGTTGATGACGTGGTACAAGCCATTAATCTTGTTATAGAAAAAGGAAGTCTGAATGAAATCTATAACATAGGTAATGGTGAAATGGTGTTCATTAAACAAGCTTTGGATTATGTGAAAAGTAAGGTCAATTCCACATCAAAATTTGGTACCATGGACATTCCTCAATTTCATAAAACCGTCCAAACAAAAAACATGGTCTTAGATATCTCAAAAATCAAAGAATTGGGTTATACACCAAAATATGACCTATTCCAAACGTTGGATACCTTGATTTAAATCCAACAATTTGACGACTATGTATCGAACCCAATCTTTCTATGGTTTGGTTTCAAAACTTCAAATGTTGTATAAATAAGCAACCGGCAACCAAAGTGTGTTGCAAATCTGTAAGGAAATTAATGTATTCGTTTTTAACGTTTCTCAAAGAAGAAGATGAGGGTGGTAAACTCAAGCATATAACCCATGCTGAGGATCGGCCATTACAAAACGGATCTGAGGGTTTTAGCCATGCGGTTGGTGTGTTACAACAAGCACACGAACATATTAAATCTGGCGGCCACAGTACCGCTTTGACTATGAAGTATGATGGTTCACCATCACTAGTTTTCGGCCACCATCCAAAAACTAAAAAATTCTTTGTTGCATCCAAATCAGCTTTCAATAAAAATCCAAAAATCAATTACACAAATAAAGATATTGAAAAGAACCATGGCCACGCACCAGGTTTAGTTGAGAAATTAAAACACGCATTAGAACATTTACCTAAAGTGGCACCAAAAAAAGGTGTATATCAAGGTGATGTAATGTTTAGTGGTGAAGATAAAAAAGAAACTAAACATGGAGTATCATTTACACCCAATACAATCACGTATTCTGCCAAAGGTGCAGAAGGTGATAAAATTCGTAAAGCCAAATTTGGTGTGGTAGTCCACCAACAATATCATGGCAAAGATATTGCTTCAATGAAAGCAGATTCTAGTCCAGATGTTCACAATTTTAAACAACATGAAGATGTTTGGCATAAGTCTGCTGAACACGATGCATCAAAAATAAATTATCCTGAAAAAGACCAAGAACAGTTTAAAAAACATATTGCAGCTGCACAAAAGATACATGATGAATCGGGTAAACAAATGTATAGCGCTACTGAACCTCATCGTGGTGCCGGCGGCCATTTAGAAACATACATCAATCAAACTGTTAGAACCGGTGAAAAACCTACAGCTAAAGGATTACAAAAACATATAGAAAACAAATTTATTAAAGCTGCATCTAAACTAAGAACGCCGGCAGCTCAAGCAAGAAAAGAAACAGAAGCCAAATCTCATGTGCAACATATTGAAGGCAATATCAACCATTATAATAATCTCCTAAATATGCATCACCATCTACAACAAGCAAAGAATGTATTGGTGAAAAATTTAGAAAAGAATACTGGCGGTTTAGAACATCATATCAATAACAAACCAACAGGACCAGAAGGTTTTGTGGTTAATTATGGTGGCGAACCAACAAAACTAGTTAACAGAGCAGAATTTGCAAAAGCTAATTTACTTAAAGTAAGAAAATGAAATCATTTTTAGATACAATCAAAGAAGAACAACAAGGTGAAAAACACCATGTTATCACCTTTGGTAGAATGAGTCCTCCTACCACAGGTCATCTAAAATTGATTAATAAAGTCAAAGAGATTGCAAAGAAAAACAATGCAACTCATTCTATTGTTGTTTCACATACACAAGATAGTAAAAAGAATCCATTAAGCGCTGAGCAAAAGATTAAACATCTGAAGCGATATGTTGCTGGTCCAATATCAGAGGCAACCAAATCTTCTGGTACAAATTTTGTGGCCGCATCAAAGGAGAAACCAACAATATTACATCATGCAGTAGATGCACACAAAAGTGGAGTAACTCATCTTCATGTTGTTGTTGGTTCCGACCGTGTGAAAGAAATGCACCATCTACTACACAAATATAATGGCGTAGAGGCTGGCCACGGCAAATATCACTTTAAAAAAATTACTGTTCACTCTGCTGGTCACCGAGATCCAGATGCTGAGGGTACCGAAGGTATGTCCGCCAGCAAAATGAGAGAACATGCTAAGAGTAAAAACTTTGGCGAATTCAGAAAAGGTGTTCCTTCTCATGTTTCAGATACTCATGCAAAAGAGTTGATGAATGATACTCGTAAAGGCATGGGGTTACATGAATCATATACTCGTGGTCTGTTTAAAGCCATTTTTGTAACTGGCGGTCCAGGTTCTGGTAAAGATATTATTATCCGTGAGGCCATTGCCGAACAAAAGTCTGTTGAATTGAATTTAGTTCAAGCACAAGATTATTTGGCCGATAAACAAAAACTATCAGAAAAAACTAATGATCCTCGTAGAGAATCAATTCGTAATCGTGGTCCTTTGATTATTAATGGACCAGCAGATGATAGAGATAGAATTGCCTATATCAAAGAAGAACTTGAAGATATAGGTTATGACACTATGATGATATTTGTTAATACGACAAATGAAACAAGTAAAGAAAGAAACTCACTATTGTCCAGAATGATGGTAGAATCAGTACGACAGGACAAGTGGATTAAATCGCAAGAAAATACTAAATATTTCATAGAAGCCTTTAGTAACTTTATTCCTTTTGATAATACTGGTAACTTAGATACTAAAGAAGAAGATATATACGAAGTGTATGAATCTATTAATAATTTTTTAGATTCTGGTGTAGGAGATACAGCCGAAGATTGGTTGAATCGAAGAAGTAAGTTAAATATTAATTTATTATTTAAGGAAAATAAAAATGTTAAAAGCACTAATAGACTGGTTAAAGGTCAAACCAACC